AGGAGATACAGGAATCGCCGCTATTTGGAGAATGAGATATGGCTGAGTATCAGGGAAAGAAGGTGGCGTTGAACAAGCCGTTCTACACGCCGGGTGAGGCGAAGAAGAAGGCTGTGTATGTCCGCAATCCGAAGGGAACTGTGATCAAGGTCCGGTTCGGTGATCCTAAGATGGAGATCAAGAAGGATGACCCGGAGCGGCGGAAGAACTTTCGTGCGCGGCACAACTGCGACACGGCGACGGACAAGACCACGCCGAGGCACTGGTCGTGCAAGGCATGGTAACCACATAACCACATGAAGAAGAAACCTACGAAGTTCAGCAAGTTGGCCACGCAGCTCAAGAAGGAGGGCGCGGATGATCCGAAGGCTCTGGCGGCATGGATCGGGCGCAAGAAGCTCGGGGCTGCGGAGTTCATGCGCCGTGCGGCTGCCGGCAGGAAGAAGGCCGCGAAGAAGGACTGATGATCACATTCATTGGCCGACTCCGTGCGGCATGGACTTTTGCGCGTCACCAGCGTTGGGTTGATCCGTTGCCATGGCGCAAGGATGACGCGATCGCGCTCAACAATTTCTTCAAGAGCGATACCGGCAAACGGTTCAAGGACGCTCTACTGAACACGGTCCTGATGCAGAACGCTTCTGCGATTACGGACCGAAACCATTTGCAATACTCGGCGGGGTTTGCAATGGGTCAGGCCAGTCTTGTGAAGGTCATCGAAGTGATGGCCGATCAGGAATCAATTACGGGGCAGGATGATGATCCTGATTCTGCCACGAACCAATAGGATCAAGTTGCGGTTGCTGTGTCTGTGCGGACCGGCAAACGAGTAAAAGCACAATATGTCAGAAGAGAATCAGAGCGGGGCGATGGATGCCAATGCGATGCTCGCGCTGGCCAACGACTTCGACTCCGGTGTCGACATCGACAATCGGGCAAAGGAGCAGCCGGAAACCAAACAAGAGGTTGCTCCAGCCGAGAAGGAAGCCACAGAAGTGGAGTCCGCCGGGAAAGAGGTTGAGAACACGGCCAAGAGCGAGAGTAAGCAGGAGCAGAAGCCGCCCGCTGAGCAGAAGCGGGATTCCAAGTTTGCCCAGGAGCAACAGCGAAAGGCCAAGACTTGGGAGCAGATCAACGCCGAGAAGGAGGCCATCAAGGCTGAGCGCGAGGCGGTGAAACGGGAGCGGGAGGAATGGCAGAAGCAGCGGGAGCAATCCCAGAGTGTGGAAGCCAATTCCTATCGGGATGACAAGGGCTACACGGCGGAGGACTACGAGGCTGCGGCCAAGGAGTTCGATGCTGATGGCGACACCCAGTTGGCCAAGGCAGCGCGAGCCAAGGCCGAGGGGGTTCGCAAGTCCGCGTCCCAGCAGGCGCAGAAGGTCCAGCAGGAGCGCATGGCAAAGCAGTGGGCTGACAACTACAATCGATTGGCCGACAAGGAGCCGTGGTTGAAGGATCAGTCGAGTGCCGAGTACAAGCGGACTGTTGAGATCATCCAGCGTGTGCCGTTCCTCGCGGGGATGCCGGATGGACTTGTCCATGCGGTTGAACTGATGAAGCTGCAAAATACCGCTGGCAAAGCTCAGTCGCTTGAGAGCGAGAACAAAGCTCTCAAGGAACAGTTGGAAAAGCTCCAGCAGAAGACCGCCATTGGGAAGAGCATTCCGGCAGGACAACTCAAGGCCGAGGAGAAGGATTTCTCTCGGCTGTCCATCAAGGAGCAGAGGGAGGCACTCATGCGAGCGTCACGAGAGTTCGACCGGGAAGCAGCCTAAGGCACAACCACAACTGAAATATGGCAGGCATTACCACCTCAACCACACTCACCAACCAGTTCCAGAACTACTTCAGCAAGGAGCTGCTCAGCATCGTCCAGCAGGAGACGATCCTCGATCAGTTTGCCATGAAGACGCCGATCCCCAAGAACAACGGCAATCGTGCGATCAGCATGTTCCGTTTCGGGGCTCCTAGCATCGCTGATATCAAGACTCTGGCCGCTACCCCGAGCTACACGAACGAAGGTACGCCCATCAGCTCTGCGAACTATCGTTCTTTGTCGCTGCTCAAGCTCGACAAGGGGCTCTCGCAGTACGGTCAGGTCATCGGCCTCACGGACATCCTCCGCGCCACGGATCTGTTCAACAGCTTGCAGCAGGCCACCAAGACCTCTGGTCTGGACATGGCCCTCTGGGTTGACTCGGTGATCCGCAACACGCTGATCGGTTCCAACCTCACGTTGAGCGGCTCTACGATGGGTACTGGCCCTGAGCAGGCTGGCCCTGCGTTCGACAACTCGGATGCTTGCAACAACGTTGCTACTTCGGGAGGTATCAAGGTGTATGGTAATCCTGCTCTGTGCGCTCAGAGCTTCAGCGGACTGAACACCGAGACGACCAACAGCACGATGAAGGCCGAGGCTGTCCTCGACTCCATGACCCGGCTGAAGCGCAATCGCGCCCCGCTGATCAATGGCGGCTACGTCCTCGCCACCGATCCCCGCGTTGCCCGCGACCTGATGCGCGACAGCGATTGGTTGAACGCCTCCAACTACGGCAACAAGGGCCAGCCGTTCTACAAGGGCGAGGTCGGCTCCATCTACGGCTGCCGCGTCGTCACCCAGACCAACTCGTTTGTTAGCAAGGGTTCCGCGACTGATACCGACGAGTTTATCAACACCACCAGCCCGAATGGTGGCGGCACCGCTCTGACCAAGGACATCATTGCTTCGTTCTTCTTCGGCAACGAGTCGTTTGGTATCCCAGCTCTGGCCGGTGATGATCCGCTCTCCCCGAAGATCGTGATCACCGACACCCCGGACAAGAGCGACCCGCTGAACCAGCTCGTCACCGTTGGCGTGAAGCTGTTCTTCGCCACGCTGCGTCTGGCTGCGGGCAACACCAGTTCCACCGGCAACCCGGTCTGGTACCTGGTGCATCGTACCAAGACTGCTACCACGCTGTAATGAAACCCAAGACGGCCACCATCATGGTGATCGCCGTCAGCCCAAAGGGGCATCATCGAGCAATCGGTGGTGCCCCTTCTCATTCCGCTTGCGGATGCGAAGAGGCTGACAACAATGCGCCCATGATTTCGATTCCTATCGAGGCTCTCTCCACCGACATGGAGGATGGCGAACAGGCCATGCCCGAGGTCGGTGATGAGGTTGTTCTGGATGATGTTCGCGGTGTACTGAAGAAGCTCGACAACGGAGAAGCCTACATCGAGATCCGTAGCGTCAACGGCATGCCCGCCGAGTACGAGTCCAAGGAGGACAAGAAAGAGATGGCCGGCCCCATGGACAAAGAAGGCATGCGTAAGATGGCCGAGGAATACGACAGCGAGATGGAGGGCTAAGATGCCGATCTACACCTTCGAGAACAAGGGCCGGACCATCGAGCATATCGCTCCGATGGGAACCGATTCCATTGTGATCAAAGGGGAACGCTGGACGAGGCAGCCGGTGGCCCGCTTCGGGGTCACCGGTTTTGCCCGCGAGGCCGAACTCAAGGATCATGTGAAGCGCGGGTTCAGTCGCATGGAAGACCGTCAGGGCTCGCGCTTCGAGAGTACTTTCACCAAGAATCAGATTCGGAAGATTTGGGACATATGAGCGACGTATCAAACCAAGCCATTCAGTATTCGATGGGAGTTGCCGGTGGCCGACTCGTGCAGGACACGGCCAGCTACACCGGTCCGTTCGTTGCGTTGACGTTCCTGGCTCCGACCGTGATCTCCAGCATCAGCGGGGCGAACATCGTGGGAACCTTCTCGACCGTGACGATCCCGGCAGGTGTGACGATTCAAGCCCCGATCAACAGCTTCCAGCTTTCAAGCGGTGTGGTGTGGGCCACGAATGGCGTGATCCAGTCCTGATGACCCGTGACTACCCTGGCTCTAGGAACTCGGTTGGCATCGGTGGGTGGCGGTGGCGTCACTCCGATCGATCCTCCGATCATTCGCCGGGTTCTTGCTACCGAAGACCTTGCTGACCAGCTTGTCCTTGAGTTCGACCCCGGAGATCCGGTGACGTATTTGGTTGCATCGGAAGGCATTTACGATGTGATGACTCTTGAGGGAGGAATACTTCCGATCAGTCTTTTGACAGAAGCATCAGACAAATTCATTCTAACCGTTTACTGATATGGCAGATACGAAAATCACAGCATTATCAGCCCTTACAGCGGCTGATCCGGCCAACGATGTTCTACCTATCGTTGATGTCAATGATCCATTCATGGCGGCTTCTGGCACGACCAAGAAGATCAGCATCAACAACATCCTCGGCGCATCCGGCACCGCCACGCTCGCCTCCGCCACCATCACCGGCGATCTGACGGTGGATACCAGCACGTTGAAGGTGGACAGCGCGAACAATCGGGTGGGTATTCAAGTAGCAAGCCCATCAGACACGCTTGACATCGGAGCAAACG